GTCATATGGTTTCCGGTAGGAATCGACCTGCCGCGTCAGGTAGGCTTTGACCGCCTCCTGGTCCTTCGTTTTCTTCAGCGCCAAAAGCTCACTGATCTCACAGATCCATTTGCCCTGTAGCTGTTCAATGGCCGGTTGCCCTTCCATCTGCGACACTTCTCCATAGTAGTCATCGTGGATGGCCAGATACCGGATCAGCGTGCTCTTCCCCTCGCCCTGACGGGTTCCGATCAGGATCGGCACGTCGTCAAATTTGGTTCCTGGCGCGTACAGCCGGTGGATTCCTCCGGCGAAGATCAGCCGGGAGACTTCCCGCGAATACGGCGTGTCCGTCACCTTTGCCCACTTGTTCAGGAACAGGCCGCAGCGTTCTTCTCCGTCCCATTCCAGCCCGTCCACGATGTCCCTGACCGGATTGTACCGGCGCTCGGCAAACAGAATCCGGAGCGCATCATCGTGTTTCCCGATCTGATACAGACCGTAGGCGGATTCAATATACTGTCGGCTGGCCGCGTCGTCTGCGTCCTGCCACTTCTCGATTTTCAGCTCGCCGTTTTCAATCCGGTGGACTTCTCCGCGGCAGCTCATCTCATTGAAACGTACACCGTCATAGTGTCCGTCGTTGCGCATAATCGTCAGAAAGTTCTCGATTGTATTATACGGCTTTCCCTTATTATTCACTGACAGTTGCGCCATGGTATCTTTGGATGTCAATGCGCCGATGTTGCATCACCTTCTTGTCCTATGCTTTCTGTTCTTTGAGTCCGCACCGAAGGCCGCCGAAAAACTCACAGGGAATCGCATGTTTGCATTTTCGGCAGATATAGATGCTGACGTTTGCCTTCCCGCCGACGCCGTATTTTTTGGCAACGGCGGGAGAGGGGCATTCCTGCACGCTGATGGCGGGAAACTCATAGCCGCTTACATCACAGCGGATTTTGCTTTTCTCCGCCATGCGCTATGCTTTTTCCGCGTCCGCAACGAATTCCAGAATCTTCGGAAAATCAAGATGCTTGTCGGCGGCTTTGCGGAACCGGGTACCTTTGCTCCATTTGTGTGTCTTCCCGTTGGGATAGAGGACATGGATATGCGTGCCGATCTGCGTGATCATACAGAAATTCCCGGAACTGTCATAAACGCAATCGCCGACCTTCCAATCATGCTTTTCAGGCTGCTTCTGTTTCTCTTCGGCGGCTTTCTTCAATCCATACTCATGAAGCGCATTGAGAGCTCCTGCGGCAGTAAACTGCGTCAGAACATCGTCGGAGTTCCTGTATCCGAAAATGACTTCCCTCTCATCATCGCATATGCCGCTGTAGGACGGATGGCGGAGCTTTCTGGCCACATCCCAGGCGGTGTCCATACCGGCCTTGAATCCGAGGTCATAGTTTTCGTCATCAACCGGACGCGGCACCAACTGACCGGCGTTAAAGCCTTTGTTGTATGCCGCTTCTTCCCGCTTGCGCAGGATATTCGACATTCCTTCATTGAAGAAGGGATTTTCCCGTTCGTATTCTCTTCCCTTCTCAAAAGCAGCTTCCGTGATTTCCCGGTCATGGTCCGGCAGCCAGCCGCTCAGATGCAGATACTTGATGGCCGTGTCATCGCACATCGTCATGTTCAGACCTTCGTTGTAGCCGCGGTTGTACTCGCCCTGTTTGATCTCGTCGATGATTTCCAGCTTGTTCTGTACATCCGCCTTGCCGACCTCGACACCCTGTTCATAGCCGTGCTGGTATCCGTTCCTCCATATTCCTTTGCCACGGCTGCGAAGCCAGTTTTCTATGCTGGGGATCTCTTTCCGGAAATCTTCTATCGGTTTTCTGGTTACTTCCTGTTCGCTCTTCATCATTTCCTCCTTACCTGACTTCAACCAGCAGATTTTCTTTTACACTTTCGATCAGCCAGTCCAGATAGACTCTCGCCTTCTCCAGATCTTCCACACCGGCTTTCTGTTCATAGCGCCAGACGTATTTCTCCACGTTTCCCTTGCAGAAACCCTGAAATCCTTCCGGAGACATGCTGGCCTTGATGGCGGCAATGCACTCGATCCCGCCGCTGTTGTAATGACCTGGATGGAAAACTGCGCTCATGTTTTCTTTTCCTCCCTGATTGCAAAAGTGTTGCTGATCGCAACGGCCAGGCATTGCACCAGATTTTCGTCATCGGTCAGATCGTTTCTGCCGATCATGACAAAGGCACCGTGAACCCACTCGTGAATCAGCGTTTGCAGCTTCATGGTCTCCGGCATATCCCGGTTTATCCGGATCTCTGCCTTCTGGTATTCGATCTCCCCGAAGTGAGTATCATCCGACCGAAAGCTGTCATCGCAGTACCGCACCGAAAACGGCACGCCGCAGATATTGATCCTGTCAGGTACCAACTGTATGGCCCTCCTTTGCCCAGGCTTCCAGCCACTCCTTCAACTCGCTGGTTTCCCAGACGTTGCTGTCAGAGTCATAGCGGTGCGTGGCGACAATGCCGTTGGAGATGGCGACGCCCTTGCCGATCACAGTCCAGCGGTTTCCGAGGGCAATGAACTGTTCACCGACATCCAGGATAATTTCATCTGACTTCAGAGCGGGGCGAACCGCGTCATCGTCGCTGCGGATACCGTCGCCGCGGGACAGGACAGCTCCCTTCGGGCATACATAAGCGGCACGGTCATCCGCGTTTCCTGGCGACCGTAGCCACCACCAGTCTTCAATGTTCGGCACGGCAGATTTATACTTTCGGTATTCCTCCACCGTCAGTAGCGTGATTTCGTACTTGTCCAGGCGTACAGATTTCATTGTGCTTCACTCCTTTTCTTTCAGTTCGTTATAGGTAAATTCTTCTGCGCAGTCATCGGTCAGACCGTGATATCCGCTGAATGCGCACAGCTTTTGATAGGCCGTTACCATATTGATCAGCCAACCCACGCTGTCGATGTCCGTGTCATTCCGGATCATGTCAATCAGGCCGGAGTCTATGAAATTCGCAACGGCGTATGCCTCATCCTTCGTCAGATCCATTTTTCTGCTCCATTTTCTTCATTACCAGGTATTCAAAGATACCTTGCAACCGCTTCGCCTCTTCCGTCAGTTCATGCTGCTGGCAGATCCATACATCCTTCCGGCCTTCCCAAACGGTCATGATGTTTCCGGAACCGAGAAGGATTTTCTCTGCCGTGCATTCGTTATTATCGTTGTTGTACTTACATTCCGGACAGGCGCAGATCACCTTCGGCATATCAGTATCCTCCTTCGTGTTCACACATCCATTCCTTGACTGCCACATGCGCTTTTGCAAAGCAGAATTCGATGTCATGGTCCTGTTCGTAACACAGGATAGCGTCATTTCCGTTACGGTCAGCGCTTGGATAATCTTCGGCACAGCCGCGTTTGTATACGTAGATACACCAGTCGCAGGTCTTGTTATAGGTGATCTCCACATGGACGGGAAAGCGGTGTCTCAGATCGTCTATGAATTTCAGAAAATCCGTCATCCGCCACGCTCCCTGTCTCTTTCCAGTGCCGCTTCAAACCAGTGCTTTTCCTGACTGTTCCGTCCGAAAAAGTCCACATAGTCAGGACAGGGGTTCGGACAGAAATAGATGATCCCATGCTTACAGCATTTATAGCAGTCTTCATCGCCGTCATAGTTCATACAGCTCTGTTCAACCATATTCGTCAACCTCCGTCATTTCGTATGTATCTGTGATCCGACCTTCGCATAATGAATCTTTGAACGGGCTGATACAGTAGCCATGCCGATAAAAAGGACAGCTATCATTCTCGCAGGTCATAAGTCCTCCTGTTCTTCAATTACCCAGTGGCATTTCCGGCAGGGATAGAGAAGTTTGTTGCAACAGTCGTATTCATGACCGGAAATTTTTTTGATGATTCTGCGAACAAAGCATTTCACTTTTGATGTCCAGGTTTCTTTCATTTTTCCGTCATTGCCTCTCTTATCTTATTAACCACATTCTCATAGCGTTCTGCTATTGTATGAACCTTTCCGTCTTTTGTAACTAAGTTTGTGCAAGAATGATCATCTACACACGAAACCACTCTCGATATGTCAG